ACTCAAATTGCTGTTCGTAATGGATTACCTTACGACTTAGCCGAACGACTTCAAGGAAGCGATGAAGAGAGCTTGCAAGCCGATGCAGAACGATTATCTGCATTTGTTAAACCAAAACAAGTAGTCGCGCCAATGAAGTCAAATGAGCCAGAAGTTGATTCAAGCACAGCAGCAGCACGACAAGTGCTACGACAATTAAATCTATAAAACAAAAAGAAAAGAGGAAATAAATATGACAGATAAAACAGCATTAGAAGCAGGCACATTATATCCGCCTCAATTAGTAAAAGAATTGTTCTCAAAAGTAAAAGGAAAATCAGTATTAGCTAAAGTTTCAAAACAAGATCCAGTGCCACAAGAAGGCAAAGAATATTTTGTATTTAACTTAGAAGGAAACGCTCAAATTGTAGGCGAAGGCGAAAAAGTAGCCGCTGGTAAAGCAACTATCGACCCTAAAGTAGTGCGCCCTTATGAAATCACATATCAAGCGCGCGTTTCAGATAAATTCTTAACAATGAGCGAAGAAAAACAAATTACATTCTTAGAAGCATTTAACGAAGGATTTGCTAAAAAGCTTGCAGAAGCGATTGACATCGCAGCTATTCATGGTTTGGAACCTAAATCGATGACGGATGGAACTTTCAAATCTAAGAACTCATTTGATGGGCAAGTTACTGCTAACGTTGTAACTTATGCAGAAGCAAATATTGAAGACAATATCGATTCTGCAGCAAATGCAGTTACAGCAACTGGAGGAGTAGTTAACGGAATCATCTTCTCTCCTCAAGCAACACACGCAATGTCTAAAGTGAAAGAAAATGGAGTTACTCAATATCCAGAATTTAAATTTGGTCAATGCCCAGAAGTGTTTGCTGGCATGATTGCTGATTCAACAAAGAACATGATTCCAACAGGCACTAACACTGCTGAGAAAGACCATGTTATCGTTGGTGACTTCGAAAACAGCTTCAAATGGGGTTATGCTGACTCAATCTCATTAGAAGTAATTCAATATGGTGATCCAGACGGCGCTGGACGCGACTTAAAAGCTCATAACGAAGTGTGCTTGCGTACAAAAGCTAATGTTGGATGGGGCATCTTAGATGAAACAGCCTTCGCACGCGTTAAAGAAGCGTAGGTCAGTGATATGAAATATATCAATAAAGATAATGGTGTCATCATTGAGTCAGACAGCACTCTGTCTGGCTCATGGGAGCCATTCGAAGAGCCAAAGAAAAAAGCAACTAAAAAGAAAGAAGCAAAGGATGATGAGTAATGGCTTCATTTGCTACTTTAGACGATTTACAGAAGATGTGGAGAAATCTGCAGCCTACTGAGAGAGAACGAGCAGAAGCGCTTCTTGACACAGTATCAGACATGCTGCGTGAAGAGGCTTATCAATACGGCAGAGACTTAGACAATATGATTCTAGAGCGTGAAAGCTTTAGGAACGTTGTTAAGTCCGTGACTGTCGATGTTGTATCTCGTGCATTAATGACATCTACGACTCAAGAACCGATGACACAATTCGCGCAAAGTGCAATGGGTTACTCGGTTAGTGGCTCGTATTTAGTTCCAGGAGGCGGCATCTTCATTAAAGAGTCAGAAAAGAAACGATTGAAACTAACAACTCAAAGATTTGGAGTGATTGAGCCTTATGGAAATTAAAGGAATTACAGTCACTCTATATCAAACTGTCAAGACTGGCAGCGATGGATTCGGAGCTGACATCTTCGAAGAGCAGGCTGCTCAAGTAGAGGATGTCCTTGTTGCTCCTGCTAATGCCGATGATGTTATTAACTCTGTGCAGCTCGAGGGAAAGAAAGCAGTCTATCTGCTGGGAATTCCTAAAGGAGACACTCACGAATGGGAAGATAAGACTATTGAGTTCTTTGGTAAGAAGTACCGTTCATTTGGACCTGTCCAGGAAGGGATTGAGGAGTTAGTTCCTACTCGTTGGCACAAGAAGGTGATGGTGGAACGCTATGAGTAATTTTAACTTCAAGCTTAACAGTAAAGGTGTGAGAGATATGCTGCGCTCAGAAGAGGTGCAAGCAATGCTCAGAGAACGCGCTGAAGCAATAAAAGGGAGAGCTGGAGATGGATATGAAGTATCTACTTTCACAGGAAAAACTCGTGCCAATGCGAGTGTTAAAGCTGCCACCATAAAGGCAATCAAGGACAACAAAAAGAATAATACTCTATTAAAGGCGGTGAGATGATGATTCTTGAAACAATTCGCAACTTCTTAGTTACTAAGCTTGACTGCAAAGTAGTCATGGAGCGCGCAGCTAAGATGCCAGATAGATTCGTATTAATCGAACAGACTGGCAGCGGAAAAAGAAAACATCTCAAGTCTTCAACTATTGTATTCCAGAGCTACGATTCAACGCTGTACAAGGCTGCACAGTTGAATGAAGCAGTTAAGGCTGCAGTTGAGATGTTAGTCGAATTAGATGATGTATCTGGTGTATCGCTTAATAGTGACTACATATACACAGATACGGAAAGTAAAAAATATAGATATCAAGCAGTCTTTGATATCAAACACTATTAATTAAAGGAGAATTGTGATGGCAGAAAATAAAAACGATGCAAGCAAAGTAACGGCCGTTAAACCTAAAATCACTGGTGCTGTGTATACAGCGCCATTAAAAACAGCATTGCCAACCGATGCTAAAACTGAACTAGATGCAGCATTCAAAAATCTAGGGTTCATCTCAGAAGATGGAATTAAAAATGAAAACACTGCATCAAGCGAAGATGTGAAAGCGTGGGGTGGAGCTATTGTTAACACTGTGCAAAAGGACAAAACCGACAAATTCAAAATGACGTTTATTGAAGGAATGAATATTAATGTTCTTAAATTCGTTTATGGAAAATCAAACGTTGAAGGCACACTTGATACAGGTATCACTATTAAAGTAGGCTTAGAAGAAGCTGAACCGCAAGTTATTGTAATCGATTCTGTTCTTCAAGGTGGCTACTTAAAACGTGTAGTTATTCCTATGGGTAAATTGACAGAACTTGGAGAAATTTCATACTCAGACTCTGAGATACTAGGATATGAAAGCACAGTATCTGCATTCCCAGATTCAGACGGCCACACTCACTATGAATACATTCAGAAAAAGGAGTAATTAAATGATTACAGGAACAACAGAAGCAGGATTCAATTACAGCATCGCTGAAGAATTACTTGAGAGTTACGATTTTTTAGAGGCACTTTCAAAGGTAGAAAAGAGCGTGTTATATCTTCCAGATTTAGTCGAGTTTGTATTTAAGGATGAATCCAAAGCGTTCTTAAATAGCATGCGCAATGAGCATGGATTAGTGACTAAAGAAGATGTTGTTGACACTATGAAAACTATTTTTGAAAATAAAGAATTAAAAAAATCTTAATCCTCGCTAAAATGATAGCGACTGATGAAGACGCGCTTATCTGTGATCTTGCTGAAACATATCAAATATACGATTACAGACGGCTGCCATTAAAAATGGTGGCCGTTTTTTCTTTTGGTTTAAGAGAAAACTCCAGAATCAAAATGAAGATGAATGATATCGAAGTTCCGTTTGAGACTATGCTGCTCGCTGGAATACAGGACAAATTAAACGTGTTGATATGGCAGCAGACAAAAGACGGAATGAACGGTCGCAATTATCCTAAGTCAATGCTTGCTTTGCTAACCAATTCGAAAGAAAAAGAGAAAACAAGCGATTTAGTTGGCTTTGAATCAAGCGAGGACTTCTTAAAAGAAAGAGAGAAATTGTTAAGAAAGGAGGATGACTAATGGCAACAGAATTAGGAGCTGCTTATGTTCAAATTATCCCATCAGCTCAAGGAATTAAGGGAATTATTCAGAAAGCGATGGGTTCAGAAGTAGCAAGCTCTGGACAGGAAGCAGGAACCAGCTTCATGAGCGGATTTAAAGGAGCAGCATTGAAAGTTGCTGCAGCGCTTGGAATTGGTGCTGCTATTAAGACTGGTATTACTGCTGCATTAAGCGAGGGAGCTTCCTTGCAGCAATCATTAGGTGGGATTGAAACTCTATTCAAGGATAGCAAAGCACAAGTAGTTAAGTACGCGGATGAAGCATATAGAACGACTGGCTTGTCTGCCAATGCCTATATGGAGAACGTGACAGGCTTCAGTGCAAGCTTGCTGCAATCGCTTGGTGGTGATACTGCGAAGGCTGCAGAAGTAGCTAACATGGCGATGATTGACATGGCCGATAACTCAAACAAGATGGGTACTTCAATGGAGAGCATCCAGACAGCTTATCAAGGATTTGCTAAACAGAACTATACAATGTTGGATAACCTCAAGTTAGGTTATGGCGGTACTAAAGAAGAAATGCAACGCTTGTTAAGAGATGCAGAGAAGCTCACAGGAACTAAATACGACATTAACAATCTGAATGATGTGTATCAAGCTATCCACGCAATCCAAGATAATCTGGATATCACTGGAACAACGGCAAAAGAAGCATCCACGACCTTCACTGGTTCATTTAACGCAATGAAGGCTGCAGCACAAAACCTGCTCGGTGATTTAGCGCTCGGTGAGGATGTAGAGCCTGCACTGATTGCATTAGCAGACACTGCTAAGACATTCTTTGTAGATAACTTCTTGCCAATGCTCTGGAACGTTGTTAAAGGTGTGCCAGACATCCTAGAATCAGCGTTTGAATTAGCCAGCACGGCTATAGGAGAGAACTTAGGTTCAATCATGGACTCAGTGCCAGAATTGCTGCAAATGGGAAG